ATAGTCCTCTAAATCTTCTTCATTTATTGGGTTTTCAGGCTTCTCTACCTCACCGTCAGATATAGGAAATAGGTTGGCTGATATGTATAAATCATCTGCGCCTTCTATTGGCTCTAGTCCGATTTCTTGTCTCGCTTCGTTCCTTGTCATGATGCCTTCCCTTACAGCTGAAGTAACATTTTCATATGTTCTTTTTAGTCTTTCTGATAGAGCGGGAATGTTATCAATGTCAAACTCTAATGTAAGGCGTTCATCAAACATTGGAACTAACCATTCATTAAGGTCAGAAGCCATTTTTCTTAAATGTGGAATAATTGTTTCTTCATAAAGAGCAAGTCTTGCTTCTGCAACATTAGCGTATGTCTGCGCATCAGGAACACCTACAAGCTGACTGGGAACACCAAAGCAGAGAGCAATATCAGTTGCACTCATATGTTTTAGCGTTGCAAAATCCATGTCTTTAGGACTTAATCCCATTTCTTTCCAGTCAAAGTCTCCTTCAAGAAGCATTGGTCTACCTGCGTTACCTGCACCACTAAACCTATTGTTCATGTCAGTGAGAAGTTGTTGTCTCTGAGATTCAGTTAAGTTGACTGCAAATCCTGCATCATCTTGTGGTTTAAAGATTACAGCACCACTGGGTCTAGCACCGTTCTGCAAAAGATTTACATTGTGCTTACTTGCCATATTAAATTGATCAACCTCAACAGCAGCAGCACTCATTGGGCTTAAACCATAGTAATCATCTAAAGGATTCCAGAGCTTAATATGTTTAACTTCGCTAAAACCGTTTTCTTGGTCAATTAGATATGTCTGTGAAACTCTGCCATTAATCATATACTCATACTTTTCTGGAATTGATTTTCCACTACCCTTAATGTTTATTCGGTCAGGTCTTAGCTGATGAAGTTCTTTAGGCAAACCCATTTCTGAACCAGTTTTTAAAATGTAGGCATTACCACTTAGTAATACATATCCAAATAAGCTATTAAAAAATTCGCTATATGACTGTAATGGGTTAGGTCGCATTAATAAATCTATTAATGGATGTTCCTCAACTATTTGGTCGCCATTCTTTAAAACAAAAGGTACAGCACTTGCACCTTTGCTAATCTCATTTACACATCTGTATACGATTGCGTTTTTAAGATAACCTTCTTTTGCTAGTTCTTGATATTTGTAGGTTTTTGCTTCTTCAGTGCCGACACCAAAGTAACCCATCATGTTTGAGTTTTTTTGTTCAATAGGTTTGGTGTTAAACAACCTCTGAAAAAATGTTTCTTTTGCCATTAGCTTATTCTCCAATTTACATCGCCTTTTGATTTGCTTAGTTCAGTTAAACCCCAAACTAAAGCATCTAATCTATCAGGACTAGGTTTTGTTTCTCCAATATAGCTACACATCTGTGATTCTAATTCTGGAAAAAAACCAATATGATGAACACGCCTTTGCTCATAAAGTGCTGCAACAGGCTCGGCTCTAACCAATTTACCTCTTGTTGCTCTTACAGACCTATAAGGAATATTTGTATCTATTCCTCTTAATAGTCTTTCCACCAAATCACCACCATTATTAACTTCTGCAACTATTCTATCTGCATTCCAGTCGTAGTAAGAATTAATAGCTTTTTTTGCCCATGCATCAGGACTCATTTTTCCAGATACATCTTCTAATACATAATACTCATTATTCATATCTTTGCCAACTACAACAATTCCTGTTTCATCTGAATTTTCATTATTAGTAACGGCTGGGTCAACAGCTACTATTATTTGTTTCAAATCTTTTTGTGTATCTTCTGGCAATCTTGCTTCCTCAATAAGTTTATTATTCCATAATGCACCTTCTATATTTTCTATAATTTCTGCATATAGTTCTTGTCTGCCAAGTGTTGTGCCTTCGTATTTATCTCTCAACATTGCTAGTGCACTTTCAGCTAAATTTGCTTCATTTTCAAATGTGCTACCAGACGTAACAGTTACATCATCTCTGCTCATTAAGTCTTTAATTATTTTATTTGGTTTAGGTGTTGTAGTAATAACGCACTGTGGATTGTCACCGAGCCTAAGACCAAACATAAGTTGATCAAACGCTTCAGGATATCGCCATGCTGCAACTTCATCACACCAAGCTCTATGAAACTGCGGTCCTCTAAGTCTTTCAGGCTCGGAAGCTGCATAGCCTACAATTTTACTTCCGTTATATAATCTTATTTCACTCATACTAGATGAGTAGCCTTTAATGTCTTTTGATTCTGATAAGCATTCTTTAGGAATTATGTTTACAAGTCCACTTGGTCCACCAAAACAAACCCGTCTTAAATCTCCTGCAGTTGGCGCTACAACTGCACAAGTAGTGTTTGGATTTCTTAAAGCATATAAAGCAATGTCCTGGGCACCAGTCCTTGTTTTACCCCAACCCCTTCCGGCTAAAATTAACCATATATAATGTTTAAATTTAGGCTGGAGTTGTTTATCTCTAGCTGTTTCTAACCAATCAGTGCGTAGAGCTATTGCCTGGGCTTCTGCTATCTTCAACTGCGTCAAGCAATTCCATAGCTCTTCTGAAGCTGTCATTTTCTTGTACGTTTGCATTTATATTATCTGTGGCTTCTCCTAAAGCAAGTTTTGCTAATCTTTGTGCAACTATGGCAGCATTAGCAAGTGCATTAATTTGATTAGGCGGTAAGCCTTTTTTTCCGTCTTGAATTGCCTGGTTGTTACTTTGAATAACTTGTCCTACTGTTTGATATAAAGCCTTAGCTAAATTAATAGAGTTGTTATCCATTTTTTTAGATTCTTCAGATAATGTTTTTGTTCTTTCTTTATCTAAGTTACTTAAATATTCAGACTGGAAATGGTCTTTCTGCATTTTCCATTTCTCATCTCTAGCTACTCTATAAAGTGTGCTTTGTGCAACATTATGTTTTTTTATTAATTCATCTAACGTATAAAACTTTCTATTACTTTCATCACCGATTCCTTGAACAAATTCATTTCTAATTTCTAGCTTTAGATTGTCTGTTAATTTAGATGTGTCTGTTTTTCTGTTCATATATTCCCATAAATTATACCCATAATATTCCAAAAAAGATTATAAACAAAGGATTTATAGTAAATAAACATATTAATATTCCAAATAAGACTATACATTTATATATAACCCGTTACTATAATTCTATTAAATAAATTAATGCTTACAAAGCAGGTATAAAATGAATGATTCAACACTTAAGTATTTCACTAAAGAAACCACTAAAGATAAACTACGTAATAAGATAGTTGCTATGCAAAAACCGGGTGTTCCTTTCTGGGATATGTTTGCAGAACAAATACTTTATGAAAGTAATCCTGATAACCCTAATAAAACTAATATACCTTTATGGAATCTTAGCTGCACTAAAAGAGACTTATCTCTCTATTGTAAGTTAGGTATGAAGCCCAATAGACATTGGCAAGTTAGTCATGTTAAAAATTACTTTGGTATAACTGGGACAAAACATAAATTAGAAGAAAGATTTATTGAGATATATCTGACTGTAATGTTATTAGTAATGCCTGAAACAATTATTAAACATGATGATGTAGAAATGCTTGATAACTTTAGGGAGACTCTATAATGCTAAATGTAAACTTTAAAAATATATTAGAGGCTAGGGAGTATATTAGAAATACGGCCCTTACTCTCAACCCCAGTCATACAATCATTAAACAAATAAGATTAATTATTAAGGTAGGTAATAGAAGTGATTATGAGCTTCTTACTAATGCCTTAGTAGGAATGAAAAATGTTAAATGGATTGGTATTGAACTAGGTGAATTCACCGAGAATGTGAATAGGTCTGCTGATTCTATTCATGAAAATTTAAACAACATATTGGAGAAAAATTATGTTAATTGTAACTAAAGAACAAATGCAAGATTTAGACCAGGCTATTGATGAACGTGTAGTATGGGAATTTCTAGCCTTATCGTCTGAAATGAAAATAGCTTTGCTTGTTAGCAATCTGGCAACACCAGAAAACGTAGATGCTATTTGTAATGAATATATAGAAATCAAACGTTTAGAAATGACTAGTAATAAAGAGTCTAATAAACTGGAGGGTCTAATCTAATGCCTAACAACATGAAAAGATATGACCTTGAAGCGGTTAATGTAAATAAAGACACTAAGAAAAAAGCTAAAGACTTTTGTATTAAGCATGGTTTAGTTTTTAGTAAGTTTGTTGAACTAGCTCTGTTAGATCGTATGGTTAAAGTTGAAAAAGTATTTGAGCATTTAGATTCAGATATAATATAATATTCATTAATGGAATATATGTTGGGCACTGCGGGTTAGTGTTGTTGCCCTTCCAGTTGGTAGACCTGTAAAACTACCACCCAAGGTGTCCTAATATATGGATGGGGCTTAAAGGAGCAATCCTAATACAACGCCTGAACGAGTTGGTAGACCTGTAAAACTACCGTTTAAATAAAGGAAATAATATGTCTATAGAATGTCTTAATCAGGCTTTAAAAATTAACGGCCTAACACCAACAAAAAAATTAGTTTTAGTTATTCTTGCTAACTATGCAGATGAAAAAGGTACTTGTTATCCTTCATACAAACATTTAGCAAAAATGATAGGACTGGAAACAACAAGAACAATACAAAATGCTATTAAAGAGTTTGAAGAATTAGGACTGCTAAAAATAGAACATAGAAAATTAGATAATGGAGGTTACACAAGCAATCGTTACCACCTGAGCCTAAATACAGTACCTAGTGTTCTTAGCAACACTACCCCAGTAGTAGATGATGATACTAGCCTAGTGTCTCCAGTGACTACCAATACTAAAGATAATACTAAAGAATATATACAAGAGTTTGAATTCTTCTGGAAACACTATCCTAGAAAAATAGGTAAGTATCAAGCTAGTGTTGTTTTTGCTAAATTTGATGAAAAACATTATTCAAAAATAATCTATGCAACTAAAGTTTTTGCGCAGGAAAATCTAACAACAGATGAAAAATTTATTCCTCATGCTACTACTTGGTTAAATCAAAAAAGATATTTGGACTTTATAGACAAACCAATTAAAAATAGAACATTAAATAATCTTGCGGGATAATATGGAAAAATTATTCCACAAACACATAATAAAAATAACACTCATAATCAGCCTACCGCTTTTTATGTTTTATTTCTTAGGATAAAAAATGATAGATAAAATATTAAATGAAAATAGAATTAATTTAAAACATCAACAAGAAGGCAATCAAAAAGTTAAGTGTCCAGAGTGTCAGCCACCTCATAATCCTAGAGACAATCCGTTATCAGTAACTATTAGTAGTGATTCAGTAATGTGGAAATGTCATCATTGCGAGTGGTCTGGTGGTAAAAATACAGGCTCTCTATATGTTGCTTCTAAAAGTAAACCTTCTTATATAAAACCTAAAGCTCCTACTGTTACTAAATTACCTTCTGATTCATTTTATGAATATATGAAAGAAAGAGGTATTAGTAAATCTACTTGTAATTTTTTTAAAGTAATACAAGAAAACGAATGGTGTGTATTTCAATATTTTGATGAGACTGGACAACTAACTAATATAAAGTATAGGACCAGGGATAAACAATTTAGACAATCAGCTAATGCTAAATCAATTCTTTATAATTACGATAATGTTTGCAATTCTAAAACTGTAATTTTTACTGAGGGTGAGTTTGATGTATTAGCATTAGGGGAATGTGGGTTTAATAATTCAACTACTTTACCGAATGGAGCACCTAAAGAAGCTAAATACGATAAAAAAGATGCTAGATTTAAAGCATTAGAAAATTGTAAATTAGTAGCAGAAAAAATTATTCTTTTTACTGATAATGATGAATCTGGAAAAGCACTTCATAAAGAACTACTACATAGATTCGGAAAAGATATTTGTTGGTATGTATCAATTCCTGATAACTGTAAAGATGCAAATGAAGTTCTTATAAAACACGGCCCAATAAAGCTAAAAGAAATAATAGACAACGCCACACCTTATCCGATTGAAGGTTTATATACAGCCTTAGATTATGCTACACAGCTTAATGATTTGTATGAAGGTAACTATGAAAAGCCTATAGAGATAGGAATGGAAGGATTAGACGATATTTATAAAATTATGACTGGTACATTCCATGTTATTACTGGAATTCCTAATCATGGTAAATCAGTATTTTGCGATCAGATATTAATTAATTTAGCTAAAAACTACGGTTGGTCATTTGCTTTATTTTCTCCTGAACACTCTACCTCAATGCATATAAGAAGATTATTACAAATGTACTTACAAAAACCTTTTGACGAAGGCACTGCAAACAGAATGACTAAGGCTGAATTAAACAATGGTTTAGATTTTATTCATAAACATTTTTATTTTATTGAAACTAAAGATGCTATTCCATCTATAGATTTAATTCTAAGTATTGCTAAATCTGCAATTTATAAACATGGAATAAATGGAATTGTTATAGACCCATTCAATGAGGTATCAGCAGTTAGACAAGGTAATCAAAGAGAAGATGAGCACATAAGAGATTTTATTTCTCTATGCAAAAGATTTACTAGAGTATATGAGGTTGTTTGTTGGGTTATTGCACATCCTACAAAGCTGCCAAAGACTAATGAAGGAACTTATTTGCCGCCAACTGCTTATGACATAAGTGGTGCAGCACATTGGCACAATCAAGCTGACGCAGTATTAACTGTGCATAGAGACTTTGATGATAATTCAACTAATGTAATTACTAGAAAAATTAGAGAACAAGATTTATATGGAAAAATAGGTGAAGCTAAATTTAAATATGATACTGATAAAAGATGTTTTGTTAAATATAATGATATGGATAATGACAACTGGGAAACAGCTTACATAGATAGATTTAATATTAAGTAGATAACTTCCACTGCTTATCTATTTCTCCTACCAGTCTTTGTATCATATAAGGGGGAACAGACATACCAGTAACATATTGAGTTTGTTGTTCCATAAAATTATAATCCTCTGGAAAAGTTTGTAATCTAATTAATTCTTGTTTAGATAAATAATATGGTTCGTCCCACATAATATGAGTTGGTCCATTTGCTGTTACGCAATTTACTGGTAGCTTAGGATTAATTTTATACAAACTAAAAAAATGTCCTTTTGGATTTGCAGTACCTAGATTATGCCCGGGCTTTGTTCCTCTCCACATACTTATAAGAGTGTGTCTTATTTTTTTTCTTTCTTGTATTTTATTTGAACCTTTCATAGCATCATAGAATGAAATATTAGGCTCATTAAACTCTAATTTAAGTTTAGGTAACTCTAAGTCTTTTCTGCTAGCTACAAAAAAAGTTCTTACCCGGGATTGTGGAACACCCATTTTGGCTGCATTGCAAACAAATAATTGAACATTATATCCAGCTTTATTAAATGCTAAAAAAATTTCTTTTACATAACCCTTAGCATTACCCATAACTAAGCCTTTTACATTTTCAGCTATAACTACTTTTGGTTTTAATAATTTAGCAGTATCAATAAAATGAAAAAATAAATCATCTAATTTCTGTACCTCTTGACCTTCTCTAAAAAAATATTCTTTGCCCCACTTTTTTTCTCTTGCTCCTGCTGTACTAAATACTGAACAGGGCGGTGAGCCATCTAATATGTCTAAGTTTTTTAATTCGTCTGGAATATCATCTAATGATTTTTTATTAAAATCTTGAATAGCCATTTTATAACTAAACTGCGGCCTATGATTTTCTTTATACAAATCCATTAACTTTTCGTCTATTTCTACACAACCTTTTACGGTGCAACCAGCTAATTTATAACCCATAGTAGAACCGCCACCACAGCTAAATGTACTAAAAACATTAATCTTTTTTTTAGGTATATTTTCTAAATCTTTAAAATACCAAGGACCATGATTTAATTTATTTGTCATTGAAATTAAAAGAACATCTAGGACAGACATGTTGAAAATTATCTATATCTTCAAATTCTATTTCTTCTGCGCCTATATAATCTTTTTCATCAATAATATTTTCTAATGAATTGCCAACAAAACTTGTTATTTCATTTTCTGACCAACCTAATAATGATAAGTCAAAGTCCTGGGCAAACAAATCTGATAACTCTTTTTGTAACATTTCATCATCCCAGACTGCATTTAGTGCTAATTTATTATCAGCTATTACATAGGCTTTTTTCTGTTGTTCGGTTAAGCCTGTAATTTGTATAGAAGGTATGCTTTTTAATTCTAAAAATTCAGCTGCTTTTAATCTACCATGCCCAGCTAATACTTCATTATTTTCGTCTATTAATACTGGATTAGTAAAACCAAACTCTCTAATTGAATTAGCTATTTGTTCTATTTGCTCATCATTATGGGTTCTTGAATTATTAATATATGGTGTTAATTTTTCTGTTGAAATATTTATTATTTTCATATTATTAGTTTATGTAAAAATCATTAGGTTGCACTTTGCCTTCTGTTATTTTATGTAACATTAGCACTTCTTTTTTTCTTGGAATCCTAGAACCAGTAATCCATTTTGCAAATGTGCCTTGCGGAATTTTAATTCCCGTAGCCATATTTATAAGCTCTATGAAAGACATTTGAGTATGATTGTTTTCTTCTAAGTAGGTTTTTAATTTCATAAAAATGTTTTAATTATTCCAAATATGAATTATAATCACTTATACATTAATTGACAAGACATAAATTAGAGGTAATAAAATGACTAAAGATACAATCCAAATCACAAAAAAGGAAGCGCACATTATTAGCAGATGCTTGTGGTACTTTGATAATGAATCAGAAATTATAAGTGCAAAATTAAGTTTGCATGCTCATAAAGAAAAAGGAAATAAATATGAGGTTGATGGTTTTAAAAGAATAATTAAACTTTACCAAGAGCAAGATAAAACTCATAAAATAATGACTAAAAAAATAGAAGTCTTTTTGCACGGTGAAGAAGATGAAGAATAATCCATTTGAAGCTCACGGAATAACACACCTATCTGCTAGTTCAATAAACCAATTCATATCAAATCCAGCATCTTGGATTCTTAAGGTTAGTGGTCATAGAGGAATATCAAATCCTGCTATGTGGAGAGGTACGGCTGTAGACGACGCTATTAGCTGGGCTTTTGATTATGAAGGTTCTGATATTGCAGCACCTATAAATAAGGCTTTAAGCATATTTGATGAAAGGTGGGTAGAGCACAAGAAATCTAATGATTACGATTATGAGAAAGTTAAACTAGAAAGAGGAAACATAGAAAAATACCTTGAAGTTGCAATGCCTTTCTATCAGAAGTTAGGCAAACCAGAGTCTATACAAAAAAGAATAGAAGTTGACTTTGATCTACCGGTTCCAGTCATAGGCTACATTGATCTGCAATACCCAGGAATGATACGAGACATTAAGACAACAGGTCGTATGATGTCAAAAACTCCGTCTAGCATTTGCCGTCAGCTAAGCCTATATGCTCACGCTGAAAATTGTAAAGCTGTTGCTGACTTTATTCACGTAACCAAAACTAAAGCCGAGGTTGTTACTGTTGAAATAACCGACATAGACAAAAGATTAGATGAATTACGTAAGGCTTCATTAGCAATGATGAATGTTCTTTCTTATTCAGATGATATTAACCAAGTAGCTTCATTGTTCTACCCGGACTTTGACGATTGGCGCTGGAATAATCCAGTTGACGTTGATGCTGCAAAAAAACTGTGGAGTATAAAATGAGTGCAAACTATAAAGAAATATGGGAAACCTTAAACAAGGTCAGCATGGATAAAATTAAAGATAAGAAAGGTAAGTTTGATTATCTTAGTTGGACTGATATGTGGCAAGAAATTCATAAATATTTTCCAGAGGTAGATTATGAATTTAAAGAATTTGATAATCCTATACACGGCCTAATGGATTGTATGATTTATCCAGACGGCTCTGCATCAGTGCATTGCACTGTTACTATTAAAGGGGTAACACGCAGTATGTGGTTAGCAATAACTGACTTTAATAACAATGCAAAAAAAGACTGGAATGTGGTTGATGTAGCAAATACTAAAATGCGCTGCCTAACAAAATGCATGAGTATGTTTGGCTTGGGTGCACATATCTATAGAGGTGAAGATTTAGCTGATAGAGTAAATACTGTAGTAGTAAATACTGCTAAACCTGTAATCACTAAAACTGAATTTATATTGAAAAATTTAAATGATGATTCTATAACTGTTGATAACACTCCAGCCGATTACATACAATCTATAAGAGTAGCTATGGCATTACTTGATGATACAGAAAGAAAAAAACTATTTGCATTAAATACTAATGAAATAGAAAAAGCGCATAACAGCATTGAAACCAAAGATAAAACTCTTAAAGAATCATATGGAACAATGGTAGATTTATATAATGAGTAAGTTTTCTTTGGTTGAGTGCGTGTACAGGTGCATGAGTAACGGTAATTGGTGGACTTTCTGGAATCTACAGGAAGTCATCAAGCATAAGACCAGTGTACTATATGGCGAGCCTTCAATAAGCGCAGCCATAAGAGAATTGCGGAAAGAGCCGCATAGAGTAAAGTACAACTTACCTATGCTAGGTGAGGTTGTTGAAAAAAGAAGAATGTTTAATAGAAAAGGTTACGAATACAAACTTATAGGAGTAAGTAAAAATGAGTGATAAGCAATATGATGATGAAAAGAAAGGGTACTTATGGCATGAAAATGACGCGGTTATTGAACGCAAAGGCTCTTTTGTAATTAATGGCGTAAAAAGATATGGTGCTATCGTTAAAAGCATTAATGCGCAGAACGAACCTAAATATGAAATGATGATGTCAATAGGCTTGCTGCATTTAAATACAGATAAGAAAAGTGATAAAACGCCTGATATGGGTGGAAAGGTTACTATAGACGGAGTTGTTTATAAACAGGGTTGCTGGGCTAAAGAAGCTAATAATGGAACTCCGTTTACCAGTCTAGGCTTTCAAGAAGTTACAGAGGATAACAATTCTAACTATGAAGGCGCCGGAAACAAAGCTGAAGATTACAGCAAAAAAATTCCTTTTTAAATGTCTAATAGGTTTCAAGACCGAAAACATCTTGAATGGGTCCGCACACTGCCTTGCTTAATCTGTAAGGCAGGTTACTATTCTCATTCAAAAGAAGTCCAAGCACATCATCTAATGAAGCCTTATGACGGATTTAGAGGTATGGGATTAAAAGCTAATGATAGAAATGTTATACCTTTATGTATGCATCATCATTCAATGCTTCACATTAAGTTTGGTGATGAGTTTCAGTTTTTTGCTAGCTTTGGACTGCCAAATACATTTGGTCAAGAATGGGCAAAAAAACTATACGAAAATAAATCCTGGGAATCTAAAAAAGATGACAATGGTTTACCCTTTTAATTATTCCATAAAAGGTTTACATTTATATTAAAACAGCGATATAATAGTTGTATAACATGATAAAGCCTGGAGGCTATAATAAAATGAAAGACTTAAAAAATGAATATAATGCACTAGACTCTTTAGCGTATTTGAAAAATCTAAGCAGTGACAAAATGATTGCTGCTGTAATGCCTGCACTACTATCCGCTATAAAAGATAAAGCATTTGTTGAACACTATGAAGCAACTGACGAAGAAGCTCTAGGCTTAGTTGTTAGCAAATTCTGTAAGTGGGATGCAATCGCTATAACAGAGGTTGCGGTAGAAGCTTATGAAGATTCTAATTTTGACGATCTAGCAAGACATGTTAGACGCGGCCTAAATCCTAATATTAAAGAGGTTTCATAATGAATAATTATTTTGATGAAACAGGTGCCTATGAAGTATTAGGTAAAAAACTTGATAAGTTGGTTCCAACAGCAGGCTCGGTTATGCAGCCTAACAAAAATCCAAAATTAGAAAAATATCGCAAAATGGTTAATGCCTATTACGATTTGTATAATAATGGTGGTGGAAATCCTTGTCGTAAAACAGCTTATTATTTTCCTAAAACCATTACTTTAGCAAGGAGTGATGATTGGGAAGGTTGTTTAGCAATTACAGAACCTCTTATGGATAAAGCAATTTTACTTGCAGCAGAAGAACAGGGGATAGTTTAATGACTAAAAAAGACTATGACAATTAATAATGATGAAGAATTTAGAGAGCTAACGCCATTTGAAATAAGAATGGCAAAGCTGTCTATTAAATATCAAACAGATTTAAACTCAATGTCTTTTGAAAATGTTGTTCAACTTCTTAGCCAGGAAGATTGGGCAGATTTTAGTGCATTTATAAAAAATGGCTGTAGAGAAAAAATTACACATTAATGGAGTTAATATTAATAACTACAGCACTAGCAATATTAATTATTATTATTGCCGAATTAAAATTATAGGGGAAATATATGTATAAGAATTTATTTAGAGCAGACACAATACTGATTATAAAAGCACTAAAAGAGTATTCTAAAAAGTTTGATCTTGAACCTATTGAAAAATCTAGGATAGAAATAATAACTGAAGAATTAAATAAGCCTAGTAAAGATGCAGATATTCATGCAGAGGTTTTAGATTTTATGTTAAAAGAGCTAATGAAAAAATATTCGTTTATAGACAACGAAGGTAATATTGTTAAATATAAAGGGGGAATATGAGTTATTTATTTTGGGCGATAATGCTAGTTGTTGTTGGCGGTGTTTACTTAGTTCTATGGCTAATAACTTGGATTGTAGTTGACTTTATAATCACAGAAAAACAAGGTGAACTGGAAGATGTAATACACGCTAGATGGGGTAAAGATAATGATAATTAAAGAAGCATATAACAGCCAACTGAAAGATGAGTTAATTTCAGCAGGTTCAACTTGGTCTTTAAAGTTTAAATGTTTCGTTGAGCTAGTAAGAAGAAGAATTTATAAAATTAAAATCCAAGCAGAGTAATAAAATGAGAGAGATTGAGCAAATAATAATGCGTAAAGATATTGAGATTCTAAGAAATGAATACAATATACGAATAATTAGTCTTGCAAAAAGAATAGGTTTGCCTGAAGTTAATCTTAGAAATTTTTTAAATGGCAGAATCCTTAGAGATAGAAACCACAAAATAGTACAAAACGGATTAATGGAAGTTATGCAAGAACTAAAAGAAGCTAAAGAATATAAAGGTTTTAACACAGGAGAATAAAATGCAATATGAAATTGAAGTTAAAGAAGTAAAGAAAGCAAATTTTTTTATAGAAGCTGATACTTTACAGGAAGCAAAAGAACAAGCTCATTGGAGACTGCTAACGCAAACAGAGCCATCTATTAGAGGTGAGGTTGAATATAAATTAATTAATTTAGAGTAATTATGATAGTTAGAGGAATAGAAATACCAGTACATTTACAACATCTATCAAGAAAAGCGTTAATAGGTCTAATAGAAATTTTTAAATCTAGGAAGTAAGTCTAACTTAGGTATAAGTTCAAGATATTTTTTCTTTTTTTTCAGACGAGTATTTAATGTTAAGGCCCGATAAAGTGCATAGTCTTGATTTTTCGTCAACGCCTTTATTTGTGAGCTGAAAATTATTATCATTTTTTTCTACAAAACCCTCTTTAATAACATTCTCTAAAAGTTCTTCTGGCGTATCTTCATTAAACATTACAGATAGTAATAATCCTAGTCTATTGTTTTGTGTTTTACTAAGAGCCATTTAGATATGTTCCCATCTTTTGCCTTGGAACAGTTGTGATTCACATTCCCTTCTTCTTACTAATCCAGCTAAAACTTTACCACCTGCTTTATTCCAACGCATAATCTGTTCAGGAACTTCGTTGTAGTCTCCTGAGTTAAGCACCCTAAGCAGTGTAGAATTTTTTAGTGCATTACCACCAAGGTTATAAACAAATGAACAGAGGGCATCAAACTGACATTGATTCATAGGAACTTTTACATATTCATTAACATAACCTTCGTATTCATGTTCTAATTCTTTTATTAGCATGTGATCTGCTTTTTCTTCGGACCAAACATCTCCTTTTTCAACACCTTTAATATAGCCATAGCCTATGGTCCATACACCTGCTGCACACTGATATGCTTCTAGCTCTAAACCTTCAAATTTTTTAATAAGGTATATACCTTCATCTGATATTTGCATATTATTCTCCCCAAGTTCCGTCATTTCTGACTTTAGCTGTTTTAGTTCCACCCCAGTATTCAACTGCGTGACCTTCTTCTTTAAGTATTTGGCAAATATCTTTATTATCTTCTGTATAAGGTATTGCAAGTATTCTGCCATATTTTCCTTTTCCTAAAGACTGTATTTTAAATGAGCCTACACATAATTCTGAAAGTCTTGCTGATGCTTTTTTTCCTAATGCTTTTTCTGCTAAATTACGAGTTCGTGATTCAGGTGTATCAATTCCTGCTAATCTGCAACATTGTTTGTGAAGTATGACATTAAAACCTAAATCCAAAGAGCAATAAATAGTATCGCCATCTACCACTCTTTCTAAAGTAGCATTGTAAACAAAAGGGGTTACTGTGTTTGACATAAATTAAAAGGTGCTTCTGCACCTATAGTTTTTACTGTTTAGCTTTGCCGATATTGAGTGCCATTAGCTCTAAAAATTTATAGAACTTAGCAATCGCTTTATCGTCTTTTGGAGTTGGCGTTAATGCACAGATAATTGATGCTAGGCATACAACACCTGTAATAATTCCAATCCATTCTCCTATAATTCCCATAGTATTCTCCTATATGAAAATTTAAGGCTATCAGATTTAAGGTTTTATTGGAAGGTTTTCTGTAGTTACTTTTCGGTAATAAACTACTACATCTTTTAACTCTGAGATGTATCTTTTAATTTCTTGCATGTTGTATGCCATGACTTCATAGTCAGGAATTGTCATAGCCAGGAATACTAACTCACCTTCTTGTTCTTCTATTCTTGCTAGTTGTGCATCCCAGTTATCAGGCGTAACAGCTATCCACTGCAATTCTTTTAGATCAATTTCTCTTGGCATGATAGGTTGAACTATCTGCCTTTCTATTGGTTTTGCTGAAATTTCTAGCAGCTTAGTCGGTAGCAGGCTGCAGCTGCAAGCCATCATCAAGACTATCAACGGTGTCGCTGAGTTTCTCAATATCTTCCATGATATGTTTTGTACCATTATTTATTTTCCTCTGCATTTCTATAGGGTCACTTAAAATCTTAGCAGTTAATTCATAATTTTGAATAAACTGCGTATATCTGTTTAATTCTTTTTGTGCAGCTTGACTCTTTAATGTAAGGTCTTGAAGCTGTTCTGTTTGCATTTTAAAATCTGCTTGAATAGTCTGTATAGCTTCTTCTTGAGTAGCTACTGCGCCTTCTAGTGCCGAATTGTTTGCTTGAAGTATTTGATTTTCACTATGAAAATAATAGGTAGCTAAACCCAGCATAATAATAATTCCTATTAGTATCTGTTGCATTACATATCCTCAATAATGTAATTAAGACCACCTGCACTTCTATATTCTATTGTTTTGTTATCTAAATTGCGAAATTTTAAGTGATTTTCTTTTTGCACAATAATTTTTTTACTAATGTAAACCTTGTCATCTGCATCACCATATTCTTTATTAAATGAAACTCTTACTTGATACCTTGGTCTAAAATATCTAATTACAGCATTTTTTAGTTTTTTTATTTCCATGTAAATATTTTTAATGCTTTAGATTTACCTTTTACTTTTATTGATTCTAGCGGCTCTAAATGATAGCCACAATATGCTTCAGTTTGCTCGCCTATTAACAAGTCTACTCCCCTATCTTTTGTAGCACTTTCTAACCTTGCTGCCGTATTAACAGCATCACCAATGGCTGTGTAGTCAAATCTTGTTTCACTTCCCATATTACCAATAATAGCTTCTCCTGAGTTAATCCCTATGCCTATAGCAATATGTGGCAAACCTTCTTTTGCTAACTCTAAGTTTACTATTTTAATGTTTTCAATAATATCTAACGCACATTCAAAAGCAATTCTGCTATGATTTTTTAAATCTAAAGGTGCATTAAATATAGCCATCATTGCATCGCCTATATATTTATCAACCATTCCACCATGCTTCTGAACTGCTATTTGTTGCGCTGTTAAAACTTTATTCATTATGTAAGTAACTTCTTCAGGCGATACTGATTCCGATAAAGCTGTAAAACCTCTTAGATCGGTAAACAAAAATGTGCAGATTCTTTTTTCACCGCCTAGTTTTAATAGATCAGGATTTTTTTGTAATTGTTTAACTTGCCTTGGGTCTAAGTAATGCTCAAACTGTTTTTTTATTTGTTGTCTAAGTTTATATTGTTCTCTAAATCTTACATAGAAAGCTGTTGCTGCAATTATAAAAGCTGATATTAAAGACCATGTAACATCAATTAAAATACCTTGTTGAATAATCCACCAACCACCGAAAACCACAGACAAATGCAATAAACTCGCTAATACTAAACCCCATGTTATGCCTAAAAAGTTTAATACAAGCCAAGTCAGTGAGCCTAAAACTATAAAAATAGCTAATTCTACGGTTAAATTCCAATTTGGCACATAAGAACTATTTTCTAAAAGTATAGATTCAGATAGTGCTGCTTGTATTTTATGTGGCTCTAACAAACCTGCAGGTGTTGCAATTTGTGGCATAACTCCACGGGCTGTAACGCCTACAAAAACAAATTTACCAGCTACGTCCATTTCTTGTAATGTGGTTTGTGGTGTGTCTACCCAGCTAATCCACTGTCTGCCGTATTTATCTAACTTCGTCGGTGGAATTCCTTTTACTGATATTTCTTCTATGCCTAACTCAGAGCCTTTTATAATGTAAGTTTTTTCCTGCGCTAATGTTTTAAGCACTTCTGTTCCAAAAGATGCTACCCAGCCGTTAGGTGTTTGCATAAGCAATGGTATTTGCCTAACTAAATTATCTATTTCTGTAGGCGCTGATGCTATCCCTTGTGATGCATTTACTCTTAGCATAGGAATATTTTGTGTTACTCCAGAAGCCTTTATTCCATTAATATTATTTCCAAGTATTACTGTTCCTGTTGTTGGTGGATATTCTCCGCTTTCACTTTCAAACATAGCTAATACTGAAGGTGCATATCTAAGACTAATAGCAAAACTACTATCACCACCAAACCTATCTTTATCTGCAAATGCAATAACCCAGCCTACGCCTAATGCACCGTTTTCAACTAACTTTTGTTGTATCTGTGCTAGTTTTTTTCTTGGAAACGGATAGCCGCCTTCTGCTCTGACGTCTTTGTCAGTAATATTAAGAACTGTAAAAAATCCTGTAGGCTCTTTTTCTGGAACTAAGTAATCAAATGTTTTTAGCTTTAATGTTTCTAGTGGCGAAACAGCGTAATACATTGGCAATCCAAGTATAATTATAAGTATAGGAAATAATAAATTTTTCATTAATCACTCTGAGTTATAGTAATATTGCTACTGCTTCCACCGTTTATTAAAACAGTTTTACTAACCCCATTTTGTATTATTATTAAAGTATAGCTTCCGCTACCATCTAAATCCAACCTTGCAGTGTCATTGCCTGCACGAATAAGCGTTACTATTTGCCCAGTTACAAATGTTGTTATTCCTGTATCAGTGTCTTGCCCTATTTTTGTTCCAGTAATTTTAATAGAAGTTGCATCCTGTGAAACAGCATCTTTTTCTTCACCTACTGCTAATGAATCTAATATGTCTAACAAATCTTCAAGAAAGTTTCCGTCAAGATAATTAATATCTAACTCTGTAAACTCTATGTCAGCTTCAGCATCTAAATATTCTTCAGAAAGAAAATCTACATCAAGCTCATTAAAGTCTAAATAGCTTGCAGATTTACTAGAATCTTCTTGCGTTT